TCAATTTATGGGAACAGAAAACAAGATACTCAATTTAACATAATATACATTATGCGCGGTTATGTCATGCCCGTGGCTAGGGGTCAGGAACACCGCAGCCATAAGGGCTACAGCCGTTCCGGCTCCTTTGGTGTACTTCGCCAGGATGTCATACCAGGCCTGTTTCAACTCGGGATCTGTCTCCCTGACAGCGGCCAGACTTAACAGCACTTCGTTGGCATCCAAGCCAATTTCCTCGGCAAGCTTTTTCGCAGTGGCATCAGTGAGTTGCGACTTTCCATGCTTGATTGCGGAAATGTAAGAGCTGGTAAATCCCAGGTCTGCGGCAACTTCTTGAAACTGGCTGTACTTTTTGGCCCTCATGTAGGCCTGTATCAGCGTTCTAGAGTCCATTTCTTTGTCTCCTGAGTGGTTAGACAATCGGCCCATCATACCCATTTTGGCGAAAATCGCCTCGTTTCTATTTAGGTACTTACATGATTGAATGCACTTAAGTAACTACTTGAATACATAACTCATGACCTACTCTAGCCCACAAAACCCAGATCTGCCCGCGCTCACAGAGCGCAAGGTCTACTGGCAGGCAGAACCGACCGGCGATTACTCCGCCTGTGTGGCGGGTCAGGTTGAGATGTTCCGCGACCTGCATGAGATGCGGATCTACCTGTCCATGACTTACCCCGATACGGCGTTTGAGCTGGTCGAGGTGACTGAGGACACATGGCGAGACTTTTATGACCAGGGAGTGTTTTTCGATGACTGGTCATAGATCCGTGATGCCGATAAATGGGGTTATCGGCGACAACCTGGATGTGAGCGTCCAGCCCTTTGTTGTCGGCTTCGGTCTGCTCCTGGTGCTCTGCCTGCTGGCAACCCTGGTTGGCTTGGTGGCTACTTCCTGGGACAAGCAGCTATGAGCGGCCATAAGACCCTGATCGACTATCTCTCCTTCACCTGGGCACCTACCGAGTTGCGCCAGATGGTTGAGTTAGCCAAGCAAGGTGCCCTCTTGAAGGCCATCCCCCGCTTCGATACCCAGAACAAGGCCATCCAGGCGGCGCTGTCTGCCCCGCCCGTTGAGGGGCTGCGTTACCTGTGGAAGCGTCCGGTGGGCTTTGCTCCCCTCGCCCGTTTCGACAAGGTGACAGAGCGGCTTTATGACAAGGCTGAGCGGTTGGGCGTTGCCCCTGCCCCTGCGACCGTGGCGCGGGTATACGACAAGGCCTCCGAGCGGGTGAGCCTCAAAGGCATTGCCAAGTCCCCTGCCCCGGTCTTTACCCCGTCCATGACCGAAATGATGGAGCGGGCCTTGCACTCCAATTACAAATCCCGGGCCGACATACGCAAAGAGCTCAAAGCCGTCTGCGCTGACCTGCTCAAGTTCTCCGAATTTGAGGTGGTCGAGGGTGCCAAGTATTGGGAAGCCTATAACGACTTGATCGACAGCTACGGCGTCCAGTTCCTGGACACTCTCTGCTGCGCCGAACTGGAAACATGGTTGGAAGAGTTGAACACCCGCATCGGTGTTCCCATTCCTGAGCCGCGCTTCACTATGCGCCCTCGCCGCTCCGGTCTGCATGGCTACGCCAATTCGGCTGACTTGCTGTGTGATGGCCTCCCCTGCGGCCTGATTGGTTGGGGTGCGGCAAACCATGGCTGCATGGTGAGCTTTTCCGGTGTGGGTTGTGCAGCCCTGGACTTCCAGGCTCTGCACTCCGTTATCTCTCACATTCCATCGGTGCGGATCACGCGAGTGGATTTGGCCCTGGACGATTACAGCGGCGACCACATCAGTTACCAGGGCGCGATCACTGCCGCTGAGGCTGGCGAGTTTCATCCGCAACGGGGCCGTGCGCCTTCCTGGATGAAAATCGAATCCGGTGAGTTCGTGATCTCCGAAATATCCAAGGGTATCGCCAAGCGCTTTGGCATGGTGCCGACCAAGGGATGTTCCTTTTATGTGGGTAGCCGGATAAACGGTAAATGCGCTCGCATATATGAAAAGGGAAAACAGATGCAGTCTGAGGAGCATCCTAATTGGGTTCGCGCCGAAGGCGAATTACATAACAAGGATAGAATTATTCCGCTGGACGTCCTGGTAAACCCTGACCCCTATTTTTCGGGGATGTATCCACAATTTGCTAAATGGCTGGATGCGGTTTCCCAGGAAGATACTGTGCCGGTTCGCGTGACCACGTTTAAGAATAAGTTCAAAACGTCTAGGGACAATGCTGTTTTTAATATGTCTCGGATGGCAGGCCGCCTTGTCAATTGGTTAGCAAACATTGAGGGGTTAGCCCCAGAGAAGATTGTTAACCAATTAACTGCGCACCTGGGAGAAGATGATATTCCCGCACGGTTAAGAATGCCGCTACCACCTGAGATTTTATCGGGTGCACATAATTTGGTATCGACCTAAAAATCAGGTTCTTCAAAGAAAGGGTAAATAATATGTCTCTGCTAACTGGTGTTCTGGTCACTCGCGTGACTCATGGTTATGGCGTTTCCCGTAAATCTGGCGCTCCTGTGCCTTATGACTTCGCCCAGGTGGAATATCTGGCGGTAGCCAATAACGTGAACAAGCCGGAGTGCAATATCACCTCCTGGGGCTATGAGGTTCGCCAGTTGGCCCTGCGCAATGATTCACCGACCATTAAAGAGCTGGCCGACTGCCCTAAATTGGTAGCGGTGGATCTTATCCTGGAAGCGGATCCCCAGAATCCGACCCGCAACGTTGTTGTTGGCTTCCAGCCTACCAAAAAGCCGGTATAACCGCCGCGCAACGAGGAGGAGGAGCGAGAGCGCGCAGCGAGCGACGACGAGGGCGCGATAATGCTTTGTTTAAATATTACCTCTGAGGGATATGCCCGCCTTGCTGAGGGGGATGCCTGTCAATACGTGCTCTTGACTGTCCAGGAGCACACCAAATTAACGGATATATCGAGCTGGTTTGAATTCGATACATCCACGGTAACGATGGCTTTTGGCTTTGGATTAATCATCTGGGTCGCTGGCCTCAAATTGGGCGCTATTGCCCGTGTAATCGTAGGTGCAAAAAGAGGATAAATATAATGCAAAAACTTTCAGGCTTGTTCCGTAACGGTTGTATCGCTGCTGTTGCTGCTGTTTCCGGTTCTGCTTTTGCAGAAGGGACAGGGGCGGCTGATGCTGCGGCCAAGGCACTTGATGCGGCTCAGTCCGATGTGAATGCCACTTCTCCCAAGGTGATGCTCGTTGTCGCTGCGGTTGTTGGCTGTGGCATCCTGATCAGCCTTATTCGCAAAGCCTAAGCCATGTCCCTGCTTATCGGGACGCTCTGGTTTTTGTTCTTTGTCGAGGGATGGCGAACATCCTTTTCAATCTAAGGCGGCTTCGGTCGCCTTTTTTCATATTGGGGGCCGTGTGCGCATAGGTTGGCTTTTATTATTATTTCCATCGTTTGCATTCGCTGTTATGGGATGTCCTACCGGTGTTCCATTGGGCAATGTCACTATGGCGACACGCCTGCCTGTTTGCCTTAAATTTGAAGGTTCTGAATTAGGTGGCTGTCTTGCTAACTGCAAGGGTGTCTGTATTGAATTACCTTTAGCTAACACTGTCGGGCCAGTTGAAACAACAGGCTCGGCTTGTAGCTTGTCAGATAATGGCAGCGGTGATGGCGATTCAGATGGTAGTGGTAAAACTCCTGGTGAGGGTTCTTCGGGAACTAAGCCTATTGATGGTTGGTTTGATTTTCAGCCGGTTGTCGGTGATGCCACTGGGACGTCTGTCTCCGGTGCTGTTGCTAAATTAAATAAAAACTTGGGTCTTGCTTTTCGTCAGTTGATGGATGGCACCAAGCAGAATTCTAACAATATTAATTCTATTACTCATAGTGCTGAGTCATTTTCTAGGGATATGAAAACATCCCTTTATCATTTGGATAGAATGTCTAATGATGTTTTTCAGATTAAAAATAATGGCGCCGAAATTATGGGGCGCATTAATACATCAAATGAGTTATTACAGTTAATAAATTCAAACATGCTTAGTTTGGCTTCTGCTGCTTCTGGTGCTGGCTCTACTGGTGGTAATCCTTCTTCTTCATCCCCTGAGCTTGTAGCTATTAGGGGCGACGTTGCTACTTTGAGGGGCATGACCCAGTCAATGCTTTCAACCGTTGGCTCTATTAGCGGTAATACTAGCTCTATAGATTCAAACCTTCGCAGCATTCCCAGTAAGGTTTCTTCTATAGATAGTACGCTTCAATCTATGCAGAGCTCTAATTCATCTCAACTGGGTAATATGCAAGGCAGTTTATCCGCCATTAAGTCGATGACTCAGCAAGCCCTCCAGTCTGGTTGGGGTGGTTCTGGTGGTGGTGGCGGTGGCAATTTCGACATTGACTATTCTCAAATGCCGGGGAGCTATTCTAATCCGCTTTCTGTTGAGCCTGCCTCTTATAGCTCAAAAACATGTGAGGGTGGTGCCAATTGTTTCTTTGATGTGGCTACCGTCCAAACTAAATTAGATGAAGCTAACAAGAGTTTGATGTCTAGCTATGAAGCGATTGGTGAAGAGGTTAAGCAGGTTTTCTCTTTTAATTTTTATGGCTCGGCTGAGCCGTTGAAATGTTTGGACTTGTTTACCCTCTACGGTAAGGAATATACCGTCTGTCCGCCGTCTGGTGATTTTTGGTCAACGTTGGCCTCTTTGCTGATGTTCATTTTTTACTTTGTTGCGCTGATGGTTATCTTTAAGAGGTGATGTTATGGAATGGCTAAGCGAGTTTTTCGGGGCGTTTTTTAACGATATATATAACTTAACTGTTCAGTTTAGTGCCTGGATTGTGGTGCGCTTTGCACTTCAATGGGTAGAGTTTAAATTGTTCATTTTGAGTTTTACTTGGGACGTTGCCAGGGAGGTTTTATTGAACATCCATTTTAGTGAGTTACTTTCATCCTCTTTTAATTCACTGCCGCCCACTGTGCGGGGGATATTGTTGTACCTTCAATTTGATAAAGGGCTGGCAATACTTTCCCAGGCGTTTGTCACCCGCTTCATGCTCAACATGATGGGGTGGTAAATGTCTATCAAGATCCACCACGGTGCCCCAGGCTCCTACAAGTCGTCAGGGGCCATTCATACCGATGTGATTCCCGCCATCAAGGCTGGCCGTCACATCGTTACCAACGTCCGCGGCTTCACGGCTGAGCGGTGCAGGGAGGTACTGGGCAAGGCCGTGCCTGACGACTTCCAGGTAACGTATATTGAAACAGAATCCCAGGAGGGACGGGATCATTTCGCTCGCTTTTATCACTGGGCACCAAAAGGGGTGTTCTTCCTGGTCGATGAGGTGCAACGGATATTTCCGCCTTCCTGGCGGCAGACTGATTTAGACCGGTTGGATTATCCAGGTGGGCCGGATGCAGCTAAAAATGATGGGCGACCGGAAACAATAGACGTGGCTTTTGATATGCACCGGCATCATAACTGGGACTTTGTGTTTACGACTCCGAACATCAAAAAGGTGCACCAGGTAATCCGAGCTGCTGCCGAAACAGCGATTCGGCATACCAATATGGCGATATTGGGGATAGGTGGTCGTTACAAGACGGTATTACACCTCTCGGATAACTCCGGTTCGTCCATGTCTGATGTATTGCAAGCCAAGCCATTCAACAAGGTGCCCAAGTATGTTTTCAAACTTTATGACTCAACTACAACCGGTAAAGTCTCGGATACAATTGCGGGCAGCTCGATACTACGAGATCCTAAAATTCTTTTTTTTCTGGCGGTGTGGGGGATTTGTGTATTCTTTGGCTTCATCAAGCCTGAGTATATTGATGCTCCTGCTAAGGCCTCTCAGGCTGCTGCTGACGCCTCTTCGGTTCCTGGGGAGGTGGATGGTGCTCCCGCTGATGGGGTACGTCCTGGCGGCGCTCCTGCTGCGTCTCCTGGCGGGGTTCTTTCTGTAGGGCCATTCGCTGGGCATCGAATCATCATTAGCTGTCATGTCCTGGTGAAGGATCACCGGGGCGAGTATCGCGTTGAGTATTGCTTCTCACTGCGCAAGGGTGACGCAGTGCAACCGCTCTATAGCGATGATTGGCCTGATGAGCTTGCCAGCGTGGATGCTGTAAGCGGCTGTCATGCGGTGGTGAAGTACCAGGGCAAGCCGGTGGATGTGTATTGCGACCCTGATGGGGATACCCTGCGCCGGAAATACAATGCTGCCCTCTTCGCCGGCGGCGATACCAAAAATGCGCCATCGGATGACCGGTCATAACTATAAATATGAACGGATATAAAAACCTAACCGCGACATGGCATTATTTATGTTAAATACAAATGCCTGAGCCCCAAAGAACGGGGGCGGTAGCCCCTACAAGCCGCCCCTTGGTGCTAATTTGGCCCTCTAAAGTCTCGCGGCGGAACACGCAGATATAGCCCCGAGACTGGATCACCCCCTTCCCTGCTAAACCAGTCTTTCATGCCCAAGTCAGAGCGACCAGCCGAAGGCTATGGGGCGCGTGTGGGGCCTGTCTTTGCCTCCTGTCGAAGACAAGCTATTCTCACGGTCTTCTACAATTCAAACCCACAAAGGTTAGTTTCTATCAGCTCATTTTCTATGTTATTTGGTATTTTGGCGTTAGCAAGACCTGTTATGTATATTTTAAAATCATTTCTGTGAGTATTATATTTGTAGACGCTAATATGTCCGTATTTTTCTTTGTTTGAATTGATTAAGTTTGCTATTTCATTAGCTTCTTTTTCATCTACTTGGCTGCCAATGAAAATTGAGTTTATGGATTTCAAATTTATATCCTTAAACATCACCACACCCTCAATCCCTGCGTAGTTTTCCATTATGTGGGTATATGCAGCGTTGCTTTTTGGCAAAATATTCTCATAGCCAAATGATTCGGTGGATTTATTTATAATTTTGTGCCGTTCATCTCTTTTTATTTTCCTTGTTAAGGCGCTATCTTCCTCAGAGTCCTCTGGGATTGTGAATCTATCTGCCAAATAAAACGGTATGATACTTCGATGCTCAAACTCATACGCCCAGTCAATGCTTTTTTTTAGCATTGCTTTTAAAATCAATGAGTTCTCATTTGAATTTATGTCTATATCGTCTTTCTGGAATCTCTTGGAATTATAATTAATTTTTTCCGGCTTATAGATCCCACACCATTTATCGTCATTATGGTTAACTTTATATAGTTCATCAAACAAGTCATCATTATAGCCAATGCAGTACCCTTTGTGTGATGCTGCATAATGTGCCCACATTAGAAGGTTTTCATGTGTTTCTGTAAGTGATACCACGCCAAATGACTTGCTAACATTTGTATATGCTCCGCTTAATGCCTGTATTAAGCGTTCTTTTTGCATGGCATTTTCATTTTCATTTTTTTTGCCAAGCATTATTTCAGACAGTGTTTTTGTCATCTGATATGATAATTGTTTTTCAAATGGATCATTGAGCGAAGCTGTTGTTGCTAATTTAATAGATGGATTTGCCAAGTGTTTTTTGACGTCTAATTTATTAGAGTAATATTTATATAAAGTTTTCATGTTATTGGCCAATGTTAGGCCCCCCCGTGTAGTAATACGGGGGGAATTCTACTCCAATCCCCTACCCTCTCGGAACTCTCTTTTCTTGCTCTCTTGGGGCCTTCCACGGTTTTCGCTGTGCAGTGAGCTGTAACTAATTTAGTGGTTTGTGCTGCCCTGCAGCGTACCTGGTCAACGTTATTAAGCACAAAACCCCAAGGATTGCCGGTAAGACAGATGACCGGTCTATTGTCCCTTGTGTTTAGAGTGTTACTCTGTAGATAGCTACCTTGAGCAAGGAAATGTATGTCTGTTTTTGATGAGCTTTTCTATGTGAACCTACAAGCACAACCCAACGGTGATCATGAGGTTCATAGGGGGAGCTGTGACCATCTGCAGCTGGATTCTCTGCTGATCTACCTGGGGCTTTTTCCAAGTTCATTGGCGGCGATGAACGCTGCTGAGAAACGCTATCCTCTAGTCAGCGGATGTATCCACTGCTGCGCCTCTAAGCGTCCAGCCTAAGGGAGCCGTGACCTTGTGCTACGCTTTCCATTTAGGCCCCAGCCATCCAGTGGGAGTCATATGGATGATTTGAAGAAAGGGGATTTGGTGAGACGTCGCTCCGATGACCTCCTGATGGAAATTGATTCTATAGAGCAAGATATAGCTTGCTGTCATGTTGTTGAGCCCTTTATGCCTCCGCGAAAGATTTTCATATGTCGCGATGATGTAGTGCTTGAGCATAAGGCCGAGAGCTTTTCGAGAGGCCTGGATAAGTAAGGGGGGCTTTCGCCCCCCTCCCCTTTGTCTAGCTGATACCGAGTTTCTTCCGCCAGTAGAACGCGGCCAATTGTCTTTCGGATCGTTCAACCTGGATGATGGCCAGGGCCTCTATCCTTCGTCTGTCGAACCTCACGCCGGTTGGAGAGACGAGGCAATCATTTGCCATCCGCCAGCCTTCCCAGGCTTTGAAGATCGTGGGCAGCTCCCGCCCAGATGCCATTCGCATGAGCCGTTTATAGACAGGTGGGATATTTGTACCCTTATCCCAATATGTGACCTGCCTCACAGAAACGAAACATAGATTTGCCACCTCTTCAACGGATAAGCCGCATTCAAACCAGCGAAAAATGAAGTTTTTGGTCAACTCTCGTTCCATCCAAGTAAATACCTGATAAACCAGCAAAATTGCGTGGGCTGGCTTATCGGCGGGTTTCGGATGGGCATTTAACAAAACGTCGCATTATGCGCGGTTTTGTTTATGAGATGAAACACGCTACCGAGTTTGCACTCATCTGGTTCGTGACGTTCGCTCTTGCTCCTATCAGCGCGCGTGTTCGGTTGGCCACTGTATCACTCACATTGATTTGTTATCTCTCACTCTTCATCGGCACACCAACACACGTTCATTCATGCAACCTATCAAGCGGTTTATGGTTGGCGCTTTCGTGCCGTTCACTGTTGCCGGTGTGCAGATATTTGGAGGTGGTGTCTATGCTGTCATGACCCGCGTCAGCTTGAACATGGGATAAGGGTCGACCATTGAGATTGATGTCATGGGTAATGCCGGTGTGGCGAATGGAGTGCGGCGTCAGATTGCACATCTCGGCGGCGTCCTGGGTAAAACCATCCTGTTCGGCCAGATTGGCGGCAGTCTGGATCACCGTCATCACCAGTTCACGTAGTTGACGGATACCGAGATTGGCATTGAGCTCTCCCTGTTCACGGCCATGCGCGGCGGCTTTATGGCGTACAAAGAGTGGTGTTTGTTCATTGGGGGCCGGCAATGGCGCTAACCCCAAGAAAGTGCGATAGCGCTTGAGCGCTTCCAGCAAGGCCTGAGACACCGCCACAGTACGTCGTTTTCCGCCCTTGCTGCGTGGAATGTAATAGCCCCAGACGCCGGTTTTACCGTCACGGCGAAACTGGCCCATGACGGGCGTAAAACCCGGTCTGGCTGCCACTTCCGAGATGCGCAGATAGCAGGCATACATCAGGCTTATCAGAAAGCGGCTGCGTTCATGCTGTTCTGGCTGTTCGGTTGCCAGTCGCTCGGCCGCTTGCATGACATAGGACCACTGCAGCTCGGTGAAGGCCTGGCCCTGATCATCTGGTTCCTGCTGGACCGGTCGCTTGACTCGTTGCAGCAGCAACGCCGGATTCCTGTCCATGTACTCTTCCTGGATAAGAAACTGGAAGAAGGCCGACAAAATGGCGAGTTTGGTCTTCATTGCCTGCTCACTCAGGCGATACGGCAGTTCACGTCCCAGCTCCCGTTTGCCGAGGAATGGCCGCCACAACGGATTGGGCAGCCGTTCTCCCCACTCTTTGTCGAGGATGAACTGCGCCACATTGCGGTAGGCAATCAGCTGGTCTGGTGGCGCCTGGCAATAGTCGAGATAGCGCATCATGATGCGCCGGGTCAGGTCTTTCGGGCTGATGGCCAGCTCGCTGAAACACCAGTGCAGAAATGTCGTCAGCTCGCTACGGTACGTTTTGTAGTTGTTCTCGTTATGGCGTTGCTCCAGCAGCCAGTCGACCGCCAGTTCGTAGACGAGGCCTGCATCGGGCACGTCGTTCAGGCTGAGGTTGGCCAGATACTGATTGACCTGGGGATTGCCCGCCTCCAGGTGAGCAAGGCCGTCAAACAGCGGCATGGCGGGTGGAAGTAACAT